CCGGATGCGCATACGCCCCAGTTCGTTCGATGCGAGGCTCGTCGCGAGCAGCGTGTAGCAGTCGCCGAATGCGGCGGCCTTCACGACCTGCATATCTCCGAACACGGAGATGTCGTATGCCGTGTCGAAGACGCATCTTTTCGTGACCACGTACTGCGACGTGCCGTTCGCCGTCGCCTCGGTGTATCCCTGCGAGATGATGGAAATCTTGGTTGTCGCCATTCAGTCTCCCATCATCAGCTGGAACAGGTATCCAACCGGGCCCATCGGATTGTTTGCAGCGAGCGACATATGCATGCCGAGCGTCGCGTCCTGCACGGCGTTCCCCGACATCATCTGCGAAGTCGCAAGCGTTCCCGCCTTCGAGAATCCGCCGCCTCCGAGCATCGTGCCGACTCCCGTCGCAGCTCCCGGTACGAACGACGCGAGCACGTTGCCTCCGACGTTGCCGGAGCGGGTCGCCGCGAGGCCTGCGACGAGCGAATCCCAGATGCCTAGGTTCTGCCCTGCGGTGGTCGGAAGCCCGTTCCGCGTGATCGCGTCGGCGAGCGCCTTCGAGAATCCGCTTGCCTCGATGCGCTTTCGCGCGTCCATCGCGGTCTCGTCGATCGCCTTCTGAGCGCGGGACGTGATCGCCGCGATCTGCTGGGAAATCGCGATGGTCGCGCCGATGCCGGCGAGAGAAGCTCCGGCCGCGACTGCGCCGGCTCCGACCGCTCCGCCGGTCCCGAGGATCTGGCCGATGCCGAGCACGCCGCTGAGTGCTCCGAGCGTCTTCGAGCTCGCGCCGAGCCGGGACATCGCGTCGGCGGTCAGGTTGATGGTCTTGCGCTGCGCACCGAGGTTTCGGTTCGTCTTCTCGGCTTGCGCCTCGAGGCGACGGAGTTCCTTCGTGGCGGCGTCTGTTGCAGCCGCGAGGCCCTTCGAGTCGCCCGTGATCGCGATGTTGATCTTCGAGATCTTTGCCATGTGTCAGGCCTTCTCGAGCGCTTTGTTGCACTCGATCACGAGGAATCGCTCCGCCTGGGGAAGCATGAAGTTCGCAGCGCGCTGCATGAACGGGTTCGCGAGCACGCGGCCGATCACGCGACGGGCTGCGGCCTTCGGACTGGCTCCCCTGCTGATCTCCCACGCCTTCTCGGCCTTGGTCGACTTGCGCTTGATCAGATGGCCGTTCTCCACCCAGCGCAGGTACCAGTGCGGGGTGAGATACGAACCGGATATCTCCTGAATGCCGACTCCGAACCACTGGACGAGCCCCTTGCGGAAGCCCTTCTGCTTGGTGGCGACCGCGAACTTCAGGTGCACGTTCGGACGAATCGCGCCGCGGACGTACTCGACGGACGACGGACGGCCCATCGGCGCGCTCGCCGAAACGTACGCCTTCGTGGCGCGGCCCCACTTCGAGAATCCCCGGCGCATCGCAAGCGACGCTTCCTTCTGGCTCAGCTGCATCAGCGCGTGGTTGATTCGCCGCACGGACGCAGCGTCGATCTCGCACGCGAGAGCGAACTTACGGCCTCTTGATGAACCTTGCGGCGATGTCATGCGAGAGTCCTTTGTGGCCGTTCGCCCCTAGCCACGCGGCAAGAGGCGTATCGAGTCTCCATTCAGTGACGGCCGCGCGCAGGAGCTCTCGCGCGGCCGAACCTAGTCCAGTCCCTCCGAGTAGAGCGGTTCGATCAGCTGCGCGAGCCTGATCGCCGCCGGAGCATGCAGCTGCTTCGCCTGCTCGAGCGTGTACGCGAGCGATCCGTCGTGCGCGAGCACGTGCGCGGCGATGTAGAACGCCGTCATGTTCTCGCCGCGCGACTGTGCGTCGATCGCGGCGATCAGGTCGGCGATTGTCGGACGACGCAGGCGAACCTGTTCGCCGCGGAAGTCGACCGTCACTGGAGTCGCGAGGAGCGCCTGGATCATTCGGTGATCGTCATCGCGTTCTGGGTGAAGATGAGGGTGATCGTCGCCATCGCGACGCCGTTCGGAGCCAGCGACATCGACCAGTCCTGGATGAGCGCCTTGCCCTTCACGCTGTATCCGCTCTCCCAGATGATCTCGGCCTCGTTGAGCACCGAGCCGCTCTCGAAGTTCGCCATCATCGACGCGTGGTCGGCATGGTTGTAGAAGAGCTCGATGGTGGCCGTTCCCTCGACCATTCCCGGCTCGTGGTGCCTGTGCGTATTGCCGAGAGGCGTCACGTCGATCGAAGCCCGCGAGAGCTGGAAGCTTGCATTCGCGACCTCGGTGATGGTCGTCGCTCCGACCTTGAACGATGCATTGAGCGTTGGGGATGCCATCAGTAGTCTCCGATCATGGTTTCAAGCGTCAAGCTCGAGACCGCAGGAAGCTGCTCGTCTCCGTCGCCGCTGATTGGGTCCTCGATCACGGGAAGCGACGTGCACACCGTCGTGTAGGCGGCGTTGTTCAGGTAGTTGCGCGCCTGCACGGATGCGGCCTCGGCAAGCGTCGTAGCCGACGTCATCGTTTCGTCGATCGCGGATATCTTCCACGAGTAGCGGCGAAGGCCTGATGCCAGGCCGATGGTCGCGCGTTCCGCATTCGTCTGCTCGATCACGATCGCCGGCAGCGTTCCGCTCTGGAGCCGCATACCGACGTGGACGCGCGTTCCCGCGCTCGTCGTGTTGTAGAGGCTTGCGACTGCGACGGTGAGGAAATCGGTTACAGGCATCAGGCGACCTCCACGCAGTCGATGATGGCGACGCGGTTCGCTTGATCTAGATTACGGATGCCCGTAATGCGCAGCGTCTTATCGCGAACGATGATCCGACTCAGCGCGTTGATACCGATGCGAGCGATGTTCGGCCAGCGCGTGCGCAGTTCGTAGTTCGCGATCACGGCCACGCCGTCGACGTACGGCTGTTCGGAAGGCATTCCCTCGCGGATGTCGACGCGCAGGGAAGCTCCTGTGATGTACTGCGCCGTGCGGCGTCCGTATGCGTCGACCGTCGATACGGCGAGCTGGACCTCAGCCACGAATCGCGTGCGTCCGCTCGAGATCATGAGAACGGCCCCTTCACGCGGTAGTGGTCAAGCAAAGCGAGCGCTCCCAGCGGGACGGGCGTCATCGCGACCGGCTGCGCAGCTTCGGGATTGTTGTACCAGAGCCCGACGATCGAGATCACGGCTTGCACCATGTCCGCCGGCTCGGTCGCGTACCCGGCGACGTAGGTGACGGTCACCTGTGTGCCGACGTACGTATCCGGGAAGTTGATGAAGCGGATCGTCGGCATGGTGCGCGAGCGGTCCACGTAGTACGACGTCGACGGCATCGTCGTGAGCTCGTTCGCCGAGTTGTAGTACGTGACGCTCGTGAGCGCCGTGTACGGGTCGATCGGGAGTTTGCTGTCGACGAACGACGGAAGCACGAGCGTACGCGACGCGCTCGTGAGCCCGACGTTCGTGTAGCGCTCGACCCATGCGATCGCTGCGGCGATGAGACGGGTGAACTCCGCGTCGTCGTCGCTGTAGTCGATGCGCAAGGCATCCTTGACGGTTGTGATCGAGATAGCCATCGAAAAGAGCCGCCGCGGTTCCCCGCGGCAGCCCCTTGGGGGAGAAGATCAGCCGGCGTTCGGGCTGTAGATGGCGGCGAAGGCCGACGGATTCATGATGCGCGAATCCGTGCGGAGGTACATGTACAGCGTCGACTGGAGCGAGAGCGACGAGGAGTACGGATCGAAGAGCGAACCCATGCCGGTACGGTCGAAGATCTCGAAGTAGTCCCAGTGCCCGACGATGAAGAGCGCGGAACCGCGGACGTTCGCACCGGTGGTGGTCTGAGCGGCGGTGCTCGGAACGTACTCGCCGATCACGTACGGGACGCCGGCGATGGTCGCCGGATAGCCGCCGTTCACGGTGTTGCCGGTGGTTCCGGGCGTCCAGATGTAGTCGGTCGCGTATGCGCCGCTGCTAGTGGTCTGTCCAGTGTTCTTGAGCTTGCGGATCGCCTTGAGGCAGGCGTCGCTCGTCAGGATCTGGAAGCGCGGGCTGTTGCGGTACTGCGCGGGCACCGCGAACACGGTGTCGAACAGGTTGTCGGCGGTGATCGAGGTGACGGTCTGATCCTCGGTCAACGTAACGCCCTGATTGATGATGCCGCTCGAGTTGGTGCTCGCCCATGCGGTCGATTGGCACGCGCCGATGCCCTGCGGCTGCGAGGATCCGGTGCCGGTGGTGAAGTAGCTCTCGCAGATGCGGCCGATGCCGGTCGCGAGGCGATTCGCGACGTAGTCGAGCGCCGTGCCGACGGATCCGGTCCCGATCGCGTCCTCGACGAACTCCTGGCTCATCTTGGTCGCGGCCACCATCTTGTATGGAGCCACCGAGACCGCGCGGTACGACGGATCGCTCAACGTGGCGTCAGAGGTTTCGCCGACGAGGTATCCGGTCGGAATGCCGGTCTCGACGGTCACGGTGCGCTTGGAGTCGATCGTGTTCACCTTAGCGAGCTGACGGATCGCGCTCGCGAGGTAGAGCTGCTGCACAACGCGGCGCTCCATGTCCGTCGGCACCGGAGCACCGCTGGTCGAGCCGTTGGTGAGCACGCGGAGCTCGGCCTGGTTGCCCGTGAGGCCGGCGTGCAGCCAGCGCGCGGTGAACTCCGCGCTGTTGGCGTCGCCGGCGATGCCGGCCGACTTCGTGGCGCGCGTCGAGAACTGCGGAGCCTGCTCGAGCTTGGCGAGACGCTCATCGAGCGAGCGGGTGTGGGCGGAGCGCTCGGCCGCGGTCAGGTCGGCGTCGATGCGCTCGAGCTTCTCGCGCTCGTGGCCGCGGGTCTTGAACGGGTCGTCGACGACTTCCTGCGTTGCCTTGCCGTTGCGCTTCTCGATCTCGGCGAGCTGCTGGCGGTAGATGTGGGTAACGTTCTGAATGTCAAGCAGTTCATCAGACATGGCGATTCATCCTTGCGAAATGGATTTCGAGCCGCAGACGCGCGGCCTCGATTGCGGCCGCGGAGACACTCCGCAAGCTCGAAGAAGTCTGGGGATACGCGGCGTCCTGCACGATCGAGATCTCGACGAGCTGCGCGCTCTCGACGAGCCGCTCGGTGCGGTTCTTGTTCCAGCTGTCGCGGTTCACGATGAAACCGAACGACATCTCGCCGCTCAGGTCGCCGCGCTGCATGAGCGCGCGAACGTCGTTGCCAAGCGTTGTTTCCGGCAGAGACGCGGTGAACGCGAGGCCGTTCCGATCGCTCGTGTGCGAGAGCGTGCCGCTGCGGGTGCGCGCGAGCGGCATGCTCG